AATATTCCGTATCTAATAGCCATTTTTACAATAAATATTTTAAATAATCTTTCATGCAAGGTTATTAACTGCTTTCTAAATCCTTCAATAGTAAATGTTGATTTGTAAAAATTACAGCCTCTACAACTTGGATTGTAATTATTTATATCATTCGCTCCACCTAGATATTTTGCATCTATATGATCTACCTGCATTTTCTTGTATTCAAGTTTACATCCACAATATGCACAATGCTCATTATATTTGTGCCAAACCTTTAATCGAAGTTTTTTTTTCATATTAACATCATTAGTTTTATTTGCACTTTTTTTATTGCCATTCATTAGCTGCAATATTTATTTTTGCCCCCGCACGTGTTCTACAAGTAAGTCCTGTATGTAGTTTTTAAGGTCTTTCTTTGCTTTTACCGCAAGTATTTGAAGCTTTTCAAGTACTTTGTTTTCTTCTGGTATGTCTATTAGTTTTCGCATGTTAATATTTCTTTTTGGTATATTTTATAAACTTGGTTTTCATCTTCTACAAATATCAACATCCCATTCTCGTAAAAGCTAAGGTCAACTGAGTTAAGTTCGCTTTTTGTATTAAAAACATCATCCATTTCGCCAGCATGTTTATTGGTTTTCCTTAGTGTTGTTTTTATTTTCTTGATGTATTTCATAATCTTTGTTTTTAATTACACTACAAATATACATCGTATATATGATATATGCAAATAAAAGGAGAATTATTTTAAAGCCCTCCCCCTAAAAAAAATAAAAAATACAGACATCTAACACCACCGGGCATAGTTAATTTTTCAACTAAGTCTATCGCATCCATTATAGCAATTCTATAACCTTCATTCATTAAAGCAAAATTACTGAATTCGTTTGCATCTTCCTTTAATTTCTCTAATGCTTTTATAATTTTTTCTTTACTCATAATTTATCGTTTAATAATCCGTTAAAATATCAAAAATTCAATTCAATCTCACTCTTATTTTCTAAATGCAAATCAAAATTAAATCCTGCAAATCGAATAGAGCGATTTTTTCCAACTCCGTAAGAATGATATTCCCATCCGTAAATCTTACATAAGTTCCGGCATCGTTTCAAAAAATTTTGGTCAGTTAAATCTTTATCACCTTCATTTACCGCATTAAATTCAGATACTATTTCTCGGGATTTATGAAAATCATCCATATTTCGCCAGTTATGATCCAACCAAAAATCTGCAAAAGGTTTGCTGGTGCTTTTAATTAATCGTTTCTTATCGAGGTTGCCGCCTTCACTGCTTATTAAGCCATCAGACAAGTATAATTGAATGCAGTCGAATAAAAATGAGTAGAATTTGTTCCAATCGGATTGCTTGAAATCGGTAAAAAATACCCTCTTGAACTCATCATAAGGCAATTTATTAGCATTATAATGATTTGTAAATTCAACTATGTTTACCCTCCGCAAATAGCTATCTGAAAACCCTTTCGGAATTTTATTCGAATTAATCATGAACTTTGGCGATTCAGCGAAAGGAATAAATATCTGATTTTTGTTCTTTGCTTCAACTGTAAATCCATCAGTAATTTTAACGAATAAATCCCGCAAATCTTCTTCAAAGTCATCAAGAATTACAATTTGAGTATCTTCTTTCACTCGCTGAAATTTAAATGTAGTTTTCGGATTATAATCTTTTCCATCAACAACAATTACATTTCTTGCATACTTGACAATTTTCATTGCCATTGATTTGCCGGTCCCGCCTTCCTGCATCCCATCCAACTCGCCAGCAGCCATATCGCAAAAGTAAGGTACTTTGGTTAATGACATCTTTTTATATGTATGTAATGTGTAGCCGATAGAAGTGCAGAAGCTCCTTATTTTTTCACCATCATTTCCCAAAGCATTTTGAATGAAATGGAAAAAATCTAAATCTTTGTAAGGTTCTATTTTGTCGATGGTTTCGCTACATATCTGCTTTTCCCAAATGTGCTGACCTTTCAAATCAATATAATCCATTTTTTTCACTTCGTCTTTGGTTATCTCATAATAGAATCCATTGAAAAAAACATAAACATTGTCGGCTGTATCTTGAACCTGATTTATTTTTGTATTTGGCAATGTACTCAGATACGGTTTCCCAAAATATATCAGGTTATTTTGCAGTTCGTCATAAACCGGACCCGGAGCATTTTTTGAAACATAATTAAGAACAAAATGCTTAATTGTCCTTACACCTACTTTTTTTACAACCATGTTTTCAATCCGGATAAAATACCAATCATCAAAAGAACTTAGCGGCTCATATATTGAAAACCCATTTGCATAAATGAATTTCATGAATGCTTTTGAATCGATTGTTACTTTGCCCTTTTCGCTAACTGTCCAGAATGCAGATATATTTTGCTGTAATTTTTTATGATCAGATTCCGGGATTACAGATCCATTACCTTTTTTATATGTTTCAACTCCAAATGGATTTCCTTTATATGCAGAATCCAAAATTGTATTCAATTCTTTCGCCGGTAAATCATTGAAATCAATTGTTATATAATTGTTAGTATTTTCTTTGCTTATTCCATACCGGCAACATGCCGAAATTAATTTATACAGATAATTATTCCGGTTGCCTTCAGAATAATGTTCAGATTTATTGAGCCATTTTAGTAAGCCTTTATAAATTTCACCTTCATCAGCAACAACATTGCCATCAAATTCATTTTTCTTTTGTTTGTCTTTAGCATCATACTCATTTTGCCAAGTTTCAGCATCTGCATTAATATAAATATCTTGGTCGAAACTTTCATAACAAACCCTGCTCAAATTTTTCCCTGACTTGTCAATATGAACTTTCAAATATTTACCCTGCTTTTCATCTACTTTTGAAATTTTACCTTTGTATTTCTTTTCATTCTTTTTTGTAGAAGTGAAATCAGCAAGTAACTTATTAAAATGCTCTTCAATAGCCAGAAAAAACAAAATATGCTTTTCTTTAATGGGCGGAATTTTTACAACAATTTTCAATCCGTTGCCGCTGGGCGAAACAAAGCCGGAATAAACAGCCGGCTCACAAAACACAACGGATTTTATATCATCAATATCATTAATTTGCAAATCATCAATATCGATAACAATGAACCCGCTGTGGTCTATCAAAGCAAAATCTTCACGTTCGGAGAATTTGCCGGAAAACAAAATTGAGGGTAAACTGGTTTTGATTTTATTCCGCTTGTCTTTGTCTTTTTCATCCCTGATTTTTTGAATAACTGCTTTTGAATTGCCATCTTTTATTCGATTAAGAATGTCATCAATTGCAACATAATAAGGATTTGTTAAATCAAAAATGTTTCTGAAAATTGTTATCATATTGCTTATTTGCGAAAATTGTTGGATTAATTAAAACGGCAAATCATCACTACCTTCTTCATTCGAAATTTCAATTTCAGCTGTATTCGGCTCTGGCTCACTATCACCACCACCAAAAATATTTGCATTGCCAAAATATGGCTGCTCCTTTTTCTCCTCTTTTGTCATTCCTTCAGCAATCTCTTTTGAAAATTTTTGCTTTATTGAATGAGTTGCAGAGACTTTCCCATCATCATTTTTAAAAGGCTCTTTCATTGCATTTACCCAGAAATTCATATACAGATTCCCCTTCTTGGTTTTCTGCAAATAATTAGGATCTAAAGGAATTACAATTGCATCAATCATATCGCCTTTCTTGTTTTTTACTTTTGTAAAAATGTGTTTAAATGCTGTTGCATTTATACTTAATGTTAAATTCATAATTTTAATTTATTTATTTATAATTTTAAACCACAAAAAAAGCGAAACCCCAAGATCCAAATATAGAAATTTGAAAAGGTGTAATGCTTAATTTTTGGGGCTCGCTTATTCATTTACTATCCTACAGCTGTGGTTTTTCAGAAACTTGTATTTCAATATCAGGTTTTACTTTCTCAGGTAATTGCGTTTTAGAAAATTTACCAAAACATTGCAGAACTCTAACTACTACTATTTCAGAACATCCTTCGTTATCATTTACGCCTTTTTGGTAATCAATCCATTTTCTGCATTGGTTAAAGTAATAACCATTATCAAATATTCGGTTCACTTTATTTTGTTTCTTCCAGTAATCGTCTTGGAATGTATCCAATGCCTCCACAAGCATTTCATAAAGTTCAACCTTAGTAAACTTGTGGTATCTCGCTAATTTATGTGCTTTGTATTGCATTTTAATAACGTTTTTATTTTTTATTATCATAATAATCAATCCCATCCGGATAATCAGTTGCACCATCAATCCATTGATATAATGCAAAAATTACAATCATCATTGCGCAAGCAATTAGGCAAACAAATGAATAAAAATATAATTCATGTGCTGTAAAAATTACTGATGTTGTTACAAAAATAATTGCTAATCCAATCAGCATATTTTCCATTTTCTTTTTTAATTTTCGCTTTTCGAAGCTACTTTTTTCCTTTGAAGTTTCCATATTTCAATTTTTAAATTAAACATTACATACTTATTTACTGAAAAATTCAAAAATAGTTACAAAAATAATTTTTTATTATGTTAAATATTATTTAGAATCAGTCTAAATAAGCACTTTGCTATTTAGAATCATTCTAATTAAAGGCAATTCCTTATTTAGAATCATTCTAATTATAACCTTCTCTTGAAAAAGGTTACAAAATTAACAGTTTTCAATCGTCGGAAACCCGCTACCACAGCGGCCGTATTAACCTTGTAACCTTCTCCTTTTTTAACATATCATCGGAAACCCGCCACCACAGCGGCCGTATTAACCTTGTAACCTTAAACCCCTACCTTGCTATATAGGGAAAAAATATATGTACTTCTTTTTTTACATATTATATGTAATTTAACTAATTTATAGTAAAAGGTTTAAACTACTTGATAATCAGATAGTTAAGAAATCGACTAAAATCGTCGGAAACCCGCCACCACAGCGGCCGTATTAACCTTATAACCTACGTTTTGAAAAAGGTTATAAAATTGCTCAAAAGGTTATAAACTCAATGCCACAGCGATTATAAGGTTTATAGCTAAAAAAACCGCAAAAATAAATTTGCATATGTTATTATTTATTTGTTTATTATGCGGTCGTTGGCTTTATTGAATTTAATACTTTAAGTTTGTAAAATGGTTTTAGAAAAAACAGGGAAAAATTTATTATTGAATCCGAACAACCCGCAAAAATTCAATGATCTGGCGAAGTTACAAAATAGCATCAAAGAATTTCCAAAGATGCTCGAACTTCGCCCACTGGTTTACGACCCCAAAACAATGTATGTTTTAGGTGGGAACAAACGATTAATTTGTCTTAAAGAATTAGGATATAAAGAAATACCAGTTAAATGGACTAAAGTAGCCACAAAGCTAAGTAAAGACGAAATACAACGTTTTATTATAGCCGATAATGTTAGTTTCGGTGAATGGGATTTTGATTTATTGGATGGTTGGGAAAGTGATAAATTGGAAGAGTGGGGAGTTGATTTATCGGAGTTTGAAAGTGTTAAAGTAAAAGAGGAGGATGATTATAGTATTCCTGAAGAGATTGAAACAAATATCAAAATAGGCGATTTATTTAAAATAGGAAATCATCATTTGATTTGTGGTGATGCAACTAACCAAGTAGATTGCAAAAAGCTTTTAGATGGGCAAAAGGCAGACATGGTGTTTACAGACCCACCATTTGACTTTGACTTTGACTTTGACTTTGATATATGTAATGGACATATATTTTACATGAATAGCGAAAAAAATCTAATAAACTTCACAATAAAACATATAGACGTTTTTTCAAGATTATACACAGTAGATTTTAGGAATGCACATCTAATTTCAAATAAATCACCTATGTCGAGGTGTGATTATGTTGCAGAATTTTTAAACGGCAAAAATAAATTTAATAACCTAAAGGATGGTTTTTCAACACTTATTGAAAGCAGTAAAGGTGTTTTTATGACAGATGATTTTGGGCATAAACAAGCAAAAAAAGTAAGCTTACCAAGCACATTTATTGAACATTACACAAATAAAGGTGAAAATGTGTTAGATTATTTTGGTGGCTCTGGATCAACAATGGCAGCATGCGAGCAATTAAATCGAAAATGCTATATGATTGAAATAGAACCAAAAAACTGCCAAATAATAATAAACAGAATGAAAGAAGTTTATAATATAGATAGTGTTTTAATAAACTAAAAACATAATTAAACAACGTAAAATCAACGTAAATGCCTAATCCAGAAAAGATAATAGGAAAAGGGTTTGACAACAACCCGCAAAACATCAATAAAAAAGGCAGAAATAAGAAAATCTACACTATTTTAAAAGAAAAAGGATTTTCAAAAGATGACATTAAAACAGCCTTTGGCGAAATAGCTTGGTACGATCTAAGTGAACTAAAGAAAGTACATGAAGACAATAAAAAACCTGTAATTATGCGAATAGTTGCTAATCAGTTCTATTTAGCATTAAAAAAAGGCGACTGGAATAAGATAAAAGAAATATTAGAACATACGATTGGAAAACCACAACAAACAGTCAGGACAACAATAGAAGAACCAATTACATCAATTCAGCTGGAAAATGTCAAAATTAAAGATAACAACACTTCCATATCAAAATGATTTTATTGTAAGTGGTGCAACTCATACTGGATTAGTCGCTGGCTATGGAGCCGGGAAAAGCGAAGCAGGCATTATGAAAAGTATCATAATGAAACTTAGGTATCCGATGTATCCGGTTGCTTATTATTTGCCTTCATATCCGTTAATTAGAGATATTGCGTTTCCTAAATTTGAAATGCTACTGAATAAATTCAACATTCAATATACTTTAAACAAAACGGATAAAGAATTTCAGACAAAATACGGTTCTTTTATTTTACGGTCGATGGATGATCCAGCAAGCATCATTGGATATGAAGTTGCCTATTCCTTGATTGATGAAGTTGATGTTTTGTCATTAACCAAAATGAATGATATTTACAGGGCTATTTTAGGACGTAACAGATGTTATTTGCCAAACAATGAAATCAATAAAACTGATGTTGTAGGCACGCCGGAGGGATTTAGATGGTTCTACAAATATTACGTTAAAGAAACAAAGCCAAACCGGAAATTGATAAGAGCAAGAACATATGATAATCCTTTTTTGCCAAAAGAATATATTAAAACATTAGAAGATTCGTACACGCCGGAACAAGTCGAGGCTTATTTGAATGGATTGTTTGTAAACCTAAATACCGGGACAGTCTATAAACATTTTGACCGGAAGTTAAATCATTCAGATGCAACAATCCAGGAAGGCGATGTTTTGCATATCGGAATGGATTTTAATATTATGAATATGAATGGTGCTGTGTATATCATTCGTAATAATATTCCAATTGCCGTTGCAGAATTGACGAAAATATATGATACATTTTCGATGATTAAAGTTATTCAAGAAAGGTTCAAAGGTCATTCAATTGTCATCTATCCGGATGCCAGCGGCAAAAATAAAAGTACTTCCGGATCAAGCGATATCCTTTTGTTGAAGCAAGCCAATTTTATAATCAGAGTTGGCTCTAAAAATCCATTTGTAAAAGACCGTGTTAATTCAATGAATATGAGTTTTTGCAATAATAAAGGAGAAAGAAACCATTTTGTTAATACGGATAATTGCCCGGTGCTTACTGAATCTTTAGAACAGCAAAGTTACAAGAACGGCGAACCTGACAAGTCAAGCGGCTTTGACCATATTTGCGAGGCTTCCGGATATTTTATTCATTCAAGATTTGGATTAAAAAAACGTAGGAGTTCGCCGAGATGAGAAAAATAGATAAAATTGATACTTTGTTAGCTTTAGACTTTGGGCTAATATTTGCCGGCGGGATTTTAATATCACCAGTTGTTGTGCTTTGCGGGTGTTTAATTATTGGCTATGCTGTAAAATCTATGTTATGAATTTAGACAAAAAAACATTATTCGAAGTTTTGCAAACAGCCAACAACAAAGATTATTTTTTGCTGGCTAAATATCTGAAGGGCA